TGCAATCATTAAATTATCCGACTGTTCAAGGCGCTTTAACTAGCAGCCAAGCCACATTCCAATGGAAAAACAATACTAACGGGGCTGGTCAAGATTTCTGGGGAATGTTCCCAAATCAACCTTCAACGCTTTATAGCGTAGGTTCTATTGTGTATAACAACGCTCCTGCATCTGGTCAACCAATGGGTATGGTATGTACTGCTCAAACTTATCCAGGCGGTACTTGGAAAAACATGGCTAATCTAGCCTAAGGAGATGAACATGATTCCATTAAATAACGACATTCCTGTTAAAACTTTATCTGTGGAAATATCTGCTGATTTAATTCCTGCAAAACAGAATTACAGTAAAGTTTATAATGTAAACGGTGCAGCAGCTTTTGAGAATGTAAAGTGCTCTCCTGCTCCATCTAATGATAAACAAACAGATGGTATCTATGTTATCAATTGTTTTTGTGTTAAAGACAACGAGGTAACTATTCAGTTTGTAAATACGAATGAAGTCGATGCTAGTATCAAAGCAGGTACTTACGAGATTCATATTGGAGCTTTGTAATGTCTCTTGAAAAACAAACCGTAGTTGACCTAATCGAAACGCTGGAAAACGGCTGTGTACAAGTTCGCACAGCCACCCGCATACTTGATGATGGTGTAGCTGTTTCTAGCAGCTTCCATCGTCACGTTGTGGCTCCTGGTGATGATTACAGTCAAGAAGATCAGCGCGTGCAGGACATCTGCGCCGTGGTTCAGACTCCGGAAGTTATTGCTGCCTATAAAGCGGCACAAGAAGCAAACGCTTCACAGGTATTGACACCTGCGGAGTAATGTGTAACATCCGTATTAACTGTACTGGTGCAGCACACCAGGGATTCTCAGGAATCAAAAATGAGTGAAAATGAACTAGCGGGTGAAATCCCCGTGCCGGAACAGGATGTAACGGCTGCACCTGAACCCGAAGTTTCTTCGCCGGAAGTAACTGCTGAAGTCGAGCAACCAGAAGAACAACCTGCTGCGAAGTCATTCACACAGGAAGAACTGGATGCCGCCATTGGCAAGCGACTTGCTAGAGAGCAGCGCAAGTGGGAACGAGAGCAACAACGTCGAGCTGTGGAAACACAATCGATCAAAGCTCCCGCAGATTTGCCGCCTGTTGACCAATTCGAGTCCCCTGAAGCCTATGCAGACGCACTGGCTGAACGTAAGGCTCAAGAACTGGTTGCCAGACGCGAAGCTGAGCGTGTCCAGTCTGAGATTATCGAGGCTTATCACGATAAGGAAGAAGAAGCCCGGAACAAGTATGATGACTTTGAACAAGTCGCATATAACCCGAGCCTCCGAATCACTAACGTAATGGCTGAGACAATCCAGTCCTCAGAAGTTGGTCCTGATGTAGCTTACTACCTCGGCTCTAACCCTAAGGAAGCGGACCGCATTGCCAAACTGCCACCTTTCCTGCAAGCCAAAGAAATCGGTCGGATCGAAGCCAAACTGGCAGCTGAACCGGTCACAAAGAAAACCTCTAGTGCTCCCGCACCTATTGCACCTGTAACTGCTCGAACCTCTGGTTCACCAGCTTACGATACAACAGATCCACGCTCAACTAAAACCATGAGCACGTCTGACTGGATCGAAGCTGAACGGCAGCGTCAGGCCAAAAAGTACGAAGCACAAAGAAACCGCTAGACACTTTTCTATACGTCAGGTAAGATGATTACCTGAAATTTAGGAGAGTGAAATGATGAGTGATAATCAGTGTCTGACTGATGAAGAACTGAAGCGGCAACGCAACAGAGAAGCAGCAGCTAGATACCGTGAACGTAATCGTGAAAAGTTCAATCAACGTATGCGTGATTGGCGTGATGCGAATCGGGATAAATCCCGTGAAATGTCTCGCGAATGGCGAAATCGTAAGTTAGCGAATGGTACTGTGGAAGAAGTTGCCGCAATACGAGCAGCAGAATCTGCAAAAACTAAACGTGCGCAAGCGATATGTAGGGATCAAGTGTTTACCGCCTACGGTGGTTACAAATGTTCCTGCTGCGGTGAAACTGAATCAATGTTTCTGTCTATAGATCATATTGACAACAACGGCTCGGAAGAACGAAAATCAGGCCTGTATGCTGGATCTGGTTATAGTTTTTACCGATGGCTGCGAAAATCTGGATTTCCTTCAGGTTATCAAGTTCTCTGTATGAACTGTAATACCGGTAAACATAAAAACGGCGGCGTGTGTCCTCATCAATCTCATATCACTTAAAGGAGCATCAAAATGTCTAATTCGATCTTAACAATCGACATGATAACTCGCAAAAGTTTGGAAATTCTCGAGAATAACCTGGTAGTCACCCGTAATGTGAACCGTCAGTACGATGACAGCTTTGCTGTTGAAGGTGCTAAGATTGGTTCGACTCTGCGTATTCGCCTGCCGGATCGCGCTCTGGTAACTGACGGTGCTGCCCTGCAAGTTCAGGATGACAACGAACAGTACACGACTCTGACTGTTGCTTCGCAGAAGCACATTGGTGTCAACTTCACGTCTGCCGAACTGACCATGCAATTGGACGACTTCGCAGAACGTGTTCTGAAGCCACGTATCTCCCAGCTGGCTTCGAGCATCGATGCTGACGTATGCAACGCATACAAGACCATCGGTAACTCGGTTGGTACTCCTGGCACCACGCCAGCTACCTCGCTGGTTCTTCTGCAAGCTCAACAAAAGCTGAATGAAAACGCTGCTGTTATGAACCCACGCTTCGCTACCGTCAACCCAGCTGCCAATGCTGGTCTGGTTGAAGGTATGAAGGGTCTGTTCAACCCAACCGACACGATCTCGAAGCAATTCAAGAACGGCATGATGGGTATGGGCGTTCTGGGCTTTGATGAAGTCAACATGAGCCAGTCGATCAAACAGTTCACCACCGGTACTCGTGCCGCAACTGGTACTGTAACCGCTGCCGCTGTGACTTCGGAAGGCGCTACCACACTGTCGCTGACCGTTGGTTCGGGTGAGACGATTGTTCCTGGTGATGTGTTCACGATTGATGGCTGCTACGCTGTCAACCCACAGACTCGTGAATCGACTGGTTCGCTGTTCCAGTTCGTTGCTCTGTCGTCTACGACTGTGACTACGACTGCTACTGTGACTGTTGCTGCCATCTACTCGGCTAACCACGCTCTGGCAACTGTTGTTTCGCTGCCAGCAACTAACAAAGCCGTTGTGTTCATGGGTGCAGCATCGAGCCAGTACGCTCAGAACCTTGTTTATCACAAGGATGCCATCACGTTTGCCACCGCCGATCTTCTGCTGCCGCGGGGTGTTGACATGGCTTCGCGTGCTGTTCATAACGGCATTTCGCTCCGCGTTGTTCGTCAGTACGACATCAACAATGACCGTATGCCTTGCCGTATCGATGTTCTGTACGGTTACAGCACGATCCGTCCACAAATGGCTTGCCGTCTCTGGGGCTAATCTGAATGGGGGCTTCGGCCCCCTTCTGAACTAAATATTGAAAGGATTTATCATGGCTCTTCCTAATGGCGCAGGTGGTTATCAAGTCGGTGATGGCAATACTTCAGAAGCTCTGTTGTTTGTCCAATCGGCTCCTACAGCCCTGACAGCTGCTGCAACAGTTACTGCTGCTCAACTGTCTGGTGGTCTGTTCACGTTCAATGGCACTGCTGGTGCTATGACGCTTCCTACAGTTGCTGATCTTGAAGCTGGCATTCCTAATGCCTCTAAAGTAAACGCAGCTTTCGACTTCTTCGTCGTTAATATCGACGGCGGCTCGGATGCTGTTACAGTGACTGCTGGTACAGGTTGGACTGTTGTTGGTGTAGCTGCTGTTTCTGCTGCCACCTCGGCTCAATTCCGTGCCCGTAAAACAGGCGACGGTGCTTGGACAGCTTACCGTATTGCTTAATTAAGTTGCCCCGCTTCGGCGGGGCGCTTATTCTGAAAGGATAAATCATGGCAAATACCAAGGCAATTGGCGTAGCTTACGCCGATCCCCTGTTCGAAAGTGTCACTGTTACTGGTAATGCAACTGTTTCTGGGATCACTGCTTCTAGCTTTGTCACAGCACCTAGCATTATCAATACAAACAGTGCCGGTATTGCGGCGCAAAATGCTGTTGCTGGTCTGTACTTTCTGACTTCAGCTATTACCGCTAACTCGACTCTGACATCCGCTCCTGTAGGTTCGCTGGCTACAACCACGAATGCAACAGGTCTTGGTAAGCTGTTCATTGCTGACGGCACCAAGTGGCAGTACGCAGCTGTTGCTTAACTAGCTAGATGGGGGCGCAAGCCCCCTTCTCAAAATATGCCAACTATCTATCTGAAACATCCCATTCACGGTGCCAAAGTTGCTACAATGGACATGGAAGCCGAGTATGATGAACAAAACGGCTGGGTGCGTTATAATCTAGACGACATCGAGTCAGAAGATGAACTTCCATCTTTCCTGCAAGAACCGGTAAACGAATTAGCGGCTCCACGAAAAGGGCGGCCACGCAAGATTAAAGAGGTCTGATAATGGCAACAGTCACCACAGCAGCAGATCAAATTTACGCAGCATTGCGTCTGATTGGGCAACTTGCTGAAGGTGAACAGCCATCGGCAGACACAGCGCAAGATGCGCTAACAGCTTTGAACCAGATGATCGACAGCTGGAACGTCGAGCAATTGTCTATCTTCTCGACTCAGGATCAGGTGCGTACCTGGCCTTCGGGTATCCGTAGTCAGACTCTTGGTCCAAGCGGTACACTGGTTGGCAATCGTCCTGTGTTCGTGGATGATGCAACTTATTTCCGTGATGCGTCAACAAACGTGTCTTACGGCATCAAGTTGATTAACCAGCAACAGTATGACGGTATTTCCGTTAAGACTGTGACTTCGACTTATCCACAAGTCATGTTTGTGAACAACACGTTCCCCGACATCGAGATGTTCGTGTATCCGGTTCCTATGCGGGATCTGGAGTTTCACTTCATTTCGGTTGAAGAGCTGACGCAACCGGCATCGCTCTCCACCACATTAGCTTTCCCACCAGGTTATCTGCGTGCGTTCAAGTACAATCTGGCTTGTGAGATCGCCAATGAGTTTGGTGTAGAGCCGCCTCAGACGGTACAGCGCATCGCTATGACCAGCAAGCGCAATCTGAAGCGCATCAACAATCCTGACGATGTGATGGCAATGCCTTACGGTATCGTTGCCAAGCGTCAGCGATACAATGTGTACGCCGGAAATTACTAATGAAAACGCCGATTCTCGGATCAGCTTATGTTGCTCGAAGCGTCAATGCGGCTGATGCACGCATGGTCAATCTGTACCCAGAGATCGTACCGGAAGGCGGCAAAGAGCCTGCTTTCCTAAGTCGCTGCCCAGGATTGAAGTTTCAGAATCGTGTAGGTGTAGGCCCGATCCGTGGTCTATGGTCACACCAGACTTACGGTGCCGACTTCTATGTGGCATCTGGTAATGAGTTCTATCAGCTCGATAGCATCACCGGCACAGCCCGTAAGCTAGGCAACATCTCCGGCACAGGTCCAGTGTCAATCGCTGACAACGGGTATCAGTTGTTTATTGCTTGCGGTGCCAAGGCGTACATTTACAATGAGCAGACTGACACGTTTGCTCAGATCACCGATCCTGATTTCCCAGGTGCAGTCACGGTAACGTATCTTGACGGTTACTTTGTGTTCAATGAACCGAATAGTCAGAAAATCTGGATCACGTCGTTTCTGGACGGTACCTCAATTGACCCATTAGAGTTTGCCAGTACTGAGGGTTCTCCTGACGGTGCGGTGGCGATTATCGCTGACCACAAGGAACTGTGGGTATTCGGTACCGATACTACGGAAGTCTGGTATGACGCTGCTCTGACCGACTTCCCACTGGCACCGATTCAGGGTGCGTTCAATGAGTTTGGCTGTGCTGCACCATTCTCCATCGCTAAACTGGACAACACGATCTTCTGGCTAGGTACAGACCCGCGTGGTGCTGGTATCGTGTATCGCGCTGAAGGCTACATCGCTAAGCGCATTTCAACGCACGCAATCGAATGGCAGATCCAGCAGTATCCAACGCTTGAGGATGCAATTGCTTTCTCGTATCAGCAAGACGGTCACACGTTCTATGTGCTGAGTTTCCCGACTGCCGGTAAGACATGGGTGTATGACATCGCCACTAATGCGTGGCACGAGCGTGCAGGATGGACTAATGGTGAGTTTACGCACCATCGTGCCAATTGTTACTGCAATTTTCAAGGTAATCCGATCATTGGCGACTTTGAAAACGCCAACATCTATACCTACGATCTGAATACCTACACCGATAACGGTCAGCCTCAGAAATGGTTGCGTAGATGGCGTGCGCTGCTGACAACTCAGAACAATCTGAAGCGTACTGCCCAGCACAGCTTACAGCTTGACATTGAGGCCGGTGTCGGTCTAAACGATGGTCAAGGTAGCGATCCTGAAGTCATGCTGCGCTGGTCAGATGATGGCGGTCACACGTGGTCTAGTGAACACTGGAACAAGATCGGTAGGATCGGTCAATACGGTAGGCGTGTTATCTGGCGTCGCCTAGGTATGACTGAAAAGCTGCGGGATCGTGTTTACGAGGTTTCCATGACTGATCCAGTCAAGACGGCTATTATGGGTGCAGAATTATCAGTGAGTCCAACAGGTGCCTAATCCACCCAACATTACCAACATCACACCCCCGCGTGTCGCCATTATTGATGAGCGCACGGGGGCTGTTAGTCGTGAATGGTATCGATTCTTCTACAATCTGTTCTATGCGACAGGTGGGTTAAATCAAGGTGCTATTCCTCCTGGTCGCGGTGGTACAGGTACAACGCAGACCCCGACTGATGGCACGCTGCTTATTGGTAACGGTACGACTGGTGTTTATAACGCCACTCAATTAGGCGTTGGTCCAGGTATTGCCAGCACTACTGGTCCTGGATCGCTATCAATTGAGAATACCGGTGTGCTGTCTAATATCGCCGGTGACGGGATTTCTGTAGATCAGGCTACCGGTGATGTCACGATTAGCAATACTGGCGTATTGTCTATTATTGCTGGTGAAGGTATCGATATTGATCAGGCTACTGGTGATGTCACAATCACTAGTGAAGGTACCGTCAAGACTGTATCGACTAGCACCAATGCCAACTTCTACATTACATTCGTGGACAGCAACAACTCCACGGCAGCCTATGAAGCGGTCTATACCGATGCAGGGATTACATATAACCCCAGCACCAATGCGCTAACAAGTGGTGTTTCTGGAGGAACTTTCTGATAAAATGTGTCACTTGATGACTACATTTAACAGGGTGAAATATGACAATCGCTGATCAATTCAAAGAACTAGAAGGCCGATTCGATATTGATCTAGGCACAGTTCATCACTTTTCTAGCGGTGTTTACGCTAAACAGATGCACTTGCCGAAAGGTTACATGGCTATGAGCCACGCTCATAACTACGACCATTTAAGCATTTTGGGCAAAGGTAAAGTAATTGTCCGTACCGATGATTACGCTAAAGAATACACAGCTCCCGCGTGCCTGACCATTGAAGCACATACTCATCATCAAATTGAAGCACTGGAAGATGCGGTTTGGTTTTGCATCCACGCTACAGAAGAAACCGATGAAAGTAAGGTTGATAAGGTTTTGATTGCGAAGGGGTGTGATTGTGCATAAATCTCTCAGACTCTTACATCGCGGACTTAATGTAGAACCTTTAGTTCAAAACATCATTCGTCAGCCGTGGCTTTGGAATAAACATACTCAGCGCACCGAGATTTACGGTGGTCCACACACAGGCATCAGCGATATTTGGGTGCGTTATGCACCTATAGAAATGCTTAAAGAACCAGCAGATTTTGCTAAAGAACATGATTCTGTCTGGTATGATGCAGGTTACGCACTCCCTCAGATCAAACCAATTGCTCAGGCACTAATGACGCTGGTTGACGGAGAACGGCTAGGTGGCATCCTTATTACTAAGATCCCCCCAGGTGGTTGTGTAAAACCTCATGTGGATCATGGTTGGCACGCTGACTACTATGATAAATATGCAGTACAATTGCAGGGAAATTGTGATCAAGCGTTTTGTTTTGAAAACGAATCGTTTAGCGCATTACCCGGGGATGTTTATTGGTTTAACAATAAACAGGAACATTGGGTTGTAAATAACAGTAGTGAGGATAGAATGACCATGATCATTTGTATCCGTTCGGATAGAAAAGGAACCTAATATGCCCTGGGGAGCCGCCGCCGTAGTCGCTGGTGCAGCAATTGGTGCTTATGCCACCAGTAGCGCCGCCGACACACAAGCACAAGCCGCAGAAAATGCAGCTAATACGTCAGCCGGAGCGCAGAAATATGCGACCGACGTTCAGTATAAAATGTTCGAGAAGAATCTCGAGCTTCAAAAACCTTGGCAAGAAGCTGGTGCTGCCGCTGTTAATCGGTTAGCTGCTGGTTTGGGTCAAGGTGGTGAGTTTGGTACCAAGTTTTCAGCAACTAACTGGCAACAAGATCCTGGTTATGCGTTTCGCTTATCAGAGGGTCAAAAAGCCCTTGATCGACAAGCCGCTGCTCGTGGTGGTTTAATCTCCGGTGGTGCGCTTAAAGCTGCTCAACGTTACGGTCAAGAAATGGGTTCACAGGAATATCAGAATGCCTTTAATCGATACTATCGTGAACGTGAAGCCATGCTGAACCCATTGCAATCATTGGCGGGGCTTGGTCAATCCAGTGCTCAGTCTCTTGGTGGTGCAGCAGCTAATACAGGATCTAATATCGGCAATCTTGCTATGACCAATGCTGCCAATCAAGGCAACGCACTGATGGCTGCTGGTAACGCTCGTGCCAGTGCTTATACAGGTTATGGTAGTGCAGCTGGTCAAGCATTGGGTGGCATCGGTAACTATTTGCGAAATTATAATACCGGTAATAGTTGGGTAAACCAGTATGATTCGACTGGTGCAATGCCTGACGCCAGCGGACAAGGTTCTGTTCAGGGCAATTCTGATTATTATTACGACCTGTAAGGAACAATCATGGCCGGTGAAATGAATTTCAACTTACTTAATTCTAATGCTCCTGCTGAAGCTGCATTGGCTCCCATTAAAGGCATGGGTGCGGTTAATACACTTCAAGCCCAACAGTTTCAAAATGACGCTGATCAAATGGCAATGCGAAACGCATTGGCTGAACAAGAGGCTTATAAGCAAGCTGGTGGTGATGTCACAGCCGCTCAACGAAATCTGATGGGTGCTGGATTAGGTAAGCAATCGGTTGCATTGGGTAAAACTGTAGCCGAAACAGAACAATCCAAAATGAAAGCAATGGTCGAACGTCTGCCGATTCAACGCGATATGGCTAAAGACATGGCGTTTAATCCATCGGATCAAAACATTCAGGCTCATTTGCAAGATCAGATTCTTAAGGGTTGGATTACTCCTCAAGAAGCCGAACAACGCTATCAGCGTGTAGCTGGTATGAATGAAGCTCAACGTAAAGAATTTTTTCTGCAAGGTGCAACTAAAGCTGAAGATGTACTGCAACAAATGGAAACTCAACGCCACAATCGTGTCAGTGAAGGTATCTCGCAGCAAAACACAAACATTGCCGGTGGTCATCTTGCACTTGCTCGTGACAAGGTGGAAGCAGAACCAGCCACTCAAGCACTTATCAGCAAAGCCATTCTGGAAGGTCGTCTTGATCCTAATCGGGTCAATAGCCGAAACATTAAGATGATTGGTGCTACATTAGCAATGGACCCTAACGCCAACCTGCGTCAAATGGGTGAAGATGCTGCTAGTAGTATGGCAAGCAACCGCACAATCGGTACACAGCAGGCTAACGTAGCAATGGCTGCTACCGAAGCCCGTGACATGATTAGTATTGCTAAAGATCTATCGAGCAAGGTTGATCGAACCAGATACCCATCGATTAACGCAATTCAAAATGCCATCGATAAAGGCACAGGTGACGAAAACCTTGTCGCATTTAATGCAGCGATTAATGCGGCAGTTAATACTTACGCCCGAGCCATTAATCCTAAGGGTGTGGCAACTGTGGATAGCATGAAGCACGCACGCGAGCTTATTAACTCCAAGTACAGTGCTGGTCAATTTGGTGCAATTACTGATGTAATGGACAAGGAACTGAAAGCTGCCCAGCAGTCTGGGGAAAAGGCACGCGGTGTACTTCGTGGACAACCTACGAACATCCCATCGGGTGCAATTACAATGCTTAAAAGTGACCCTTCATTGGCTGCACAATTTGATCTAAAATATGGCGCTGGAGCATCTGCTAAAGTATTGGGGAAATAAATGGCCGCTAACCCGTTCGATCAGTTTGATGCAGCTCCTTCCGCATCTGCTAACCCGTTTGATCAGTTTGATGCGTCTATTGAAGGTATTCCATCAACTCGTCAGCCGGCGTTTGAGGGCAGCAAGGCTCATTTAATTCCTGGTGCTGAAACAGAAGTGGCACCTACATCCAAGTACAAAGATTTGGGTGTTATCGGTCGTGCTAAAGACATTCTGAAAGGTGCTGTAGAAGTACCAACGACAATGGCGTACAACCTCGCCACGATGCCAATTGCTGCTGTTGCTACAGGTGGTAAGCCAGAACAGTGGTCTGGTGCATTAAAACCTGTTGAGTCTGAGTTTGCTAAATCGGTTTTAGGTGGTATGACTGAAGGTGCCGAAAAGCTCAAGATTCCTGCATTGACTCCAGGGATGCTGGTGGCTACTGGTGGTAATCTGGTTCGTCCTGCCATTCAACAAGGCGCTGGTATTGCTAATCGACTGGCTGCTCCTGCTGTGGAAGCTGGTGTTAATGCGCTGGCTCCCGTGGTTGAGAAGGTTAAAGCTCCTTTGGAAGCTCGTAAAGAACGGATCGCTGCTGAGAAGTCAGCAGAATCGTATCGTCGTGCGCCACAGATTGAGGCGCAAAAAGATCTTGCTGATTTAGGCATTAGTGTTCCTGCTGATGTTTCTAATCCAAACTTAAAAACTAAGACCGTTGCAAAAATTGGCGGTAAATCAAAAATTGCCGAAAATCTAGCAGAAGCTAATCGCAAACCAGTTCATATCGCTATTGCAGAAGATTTAGGATTACCTCCTGAATCAACAACCCTTGTTGAAAAAGCATTCAATGATGCTCGTCAGAATGTAGCACCAGCATACGATGCTGTGCGTAATGTAGAACTGTTCAAAGCTGACAAAGATACATTGACGCAACTTGAGAAGTTACGCAGAGATCCTTCGCTAATCGCCGACAGAGCTTTGACGGGTGAAATTGAATCACTGGTTGATAACGCAGTAGGTAAAATCGGTAACGGGCTTACTGGTGATGAGCTGCTGAACAATGTATCCGACCTCCGGGCTAGGGCTAAAGTGTTGCGCGATAACCCTAATAAAGGTCCGCGAGATGTGGACATTGCCGATACTTACATGGGTATCGCTAACACACTTGAAGAACTGATTGATGGGAACGTCAGCAATCCTAAAATGCTGTCGGAATACAAAAAAGCCCGTCAGATAATGGCTAAGTCGTATGCTGCTCAAGAGATTACTGATCTGGCAACAGGTATTCCAGACGTATCAAAGCTGGCTAGACTAGCTTCAAAACCTAACGCATTGACAGGTAACTTGAAAAAGCTGGCTAATGGTGCAGCCAATTACCCAGACGCTTTTAAATCAACACCTCCAGGGATGAGTGAGATTGCTGGAAATTTCACTCGATCAGGTATTCCAGGTACGATTGGTGCAATCATTGGTGAAAACCTTGGTGGTGGTTTAGTCGGTGGTATCACTGGTGGTGCTATCGGTGCAGGTCTCGGCTATCTTGGTGGTAAAGCTACTGCCAAGTATGCAGCAAGTCGTGGGTATCAAGCAGCCAATGCTGTTGCTCCTGACTTCCGCATCATGCCGAACCAGTTGGCCACTCAAGTAAGTCAGACTCAAGGTGTGCCTGCTGTGTACGATTGGCGTAACGCACTGAACGAGGGTCAGCCTAATCCGCTTGAACCAAATTTGAACATGAGACCAAACTGGGTTCCTGGTTCAGAAGCACCTGCTGTCGAGATTCCACGTCTGGCTGCACCATCTGCTGAAGCTGATCTAGCGATGGCGCGTCAACAGCGTCAGTACGAATACGGGCGCGAAGCTGCTGCTGATGTGCGTGCCGCTCAAGCTGCTGAAGCTGAAGCTGCTACGGGACGTAAGCCAGCAACAGGTGGTCAGGTTTATGATCTTGATCCTGTTACCGGTAAGCTGCGCCCAGTCGATCAAGGTCTGAAGGGTGCAACGCCTGAAACTATCCGTGATACAGGTCTGAATCTGACATCGGCGTCTGAGAAAGTTGCTGGTGGTCAGAAGTTTGCGATGTCTGCCGCTGAGAAGATTGCGTGGGATCGCACTAAAGTTGATCTGGCTGAACTGGCACCAGGATTCGAAAAGCTGTCCGATAAAGCGATTGCTGAGCGCATGATGGATCGTGCATGGGCTGAACAGATGGTTCAGAAAGCCCGTGACCAAGCCCGTGCGTTTGAAGATATTGCCGCCCGTGCTGCCGATGAGCGTGCTCGTCAAGCAGCTATTGCCAGCCGTGAGCGCATGATGGATCTGGCTGAAATGCTTGATGAACGGATGCGTACTGTCAAACCGGTTAAGAAGCATCAAGGTCCAAAGACTCGTGAAGCTAAGCGAAATGCGCTAAGAGGGTCTATGGATAACTTAAACGCTTTGGTACAATGACGCAAACATATCTGAGGCTTGACGTATGGAACATTGGCAGATCATTATTAACTTAGTCGGTGGTACAGCATTGACCACGTTAGGGTGGTTCTGCCGCCAAGTGTGGGACTCGGTGCAGAAGCTCAAGGAGGAAGTTCATGCCATTGAAGTGGATCTCCCCCGCAACTATGTTCGCCAAGATCAAATTGAGTCTAAGCTGGACAAGATTGATATGCGATTCGACAAGCTGGATGCCCATATCACAAAGCTCTTTGAGCGGCTGGATAAGTAATGAATTTTGAAACCGCGTTTGATCTACTGATTACGCATGAAGGCGGTTTTTCAAATCACCCCGATGATCCTGGTGGTGCCACAATGTACGGCATTACCGAAGCCGTAGCCCGTGAGAATGGTTACACTGGTGCTATGCGGGATCTGACGCTGGACTTTGCCAAGTCAGTCTATCGTAAAAAATACTGGGATGCTTGCCGCTGCGATCAAATGCCTGACCAGCTGCGTTATCCGCTATTTGACGGGGCTGTGAACTCTGGTCCAGGTCAATCAATTAAATGGTTACAGGTTGCGCTGGGCGTCAAAGCTGACGGTGGTATCGGTCCAGTGACTCAGCAAGCTGTGAATAACTGTTTCCCGCAGATCGTCCGACAAAAGATGGTAGGTGCTCGGTTACGCTTTATGACGGAGCGTGCGAATTGGCCTTCCTTTTCTAAAGGATGGGCACGGCGTATTGCGGCAATTTTGGAGATGTAATTATGTTTTGGCTAGATTCGATACTGAGCATCGGCAGCAAACTGATTGACAAGTTAATCCCTGATCCAGAAGCTCGTGTTAAAGCACAACTGGATCTGGCTAAACTGGCGCAAGAAGGTAAGTTGGCAGACTTGCAAGCAGATATGACTGAAATGCAGGAGCTGACTAAGCGCCAGCAAGCAGATATGGCTAGCGATTCATGGCTATCTAAAAACATTCGCCCTATGATGCTAATCGCGTTGTTCTCTGCATACATCATCTTCGCCACGGCATCCGTATGGGACTTAGACACTAAAACAGCTTACGTTGAGCTACTGGGTCAATGGGGTATGCTGGCGTTTAGCTTTTACTTTGGCTCTCGCGGTATGGAGAAAGTTGCTGATATCTGGGTCAACCGACAGAAATGACGACACTTGATGACGACGCATCAATGCGTGAGGAGCAATTTCTTGAAGCTGCCCTCGCCACCCGTAAGCCTAATGGTCCTGCTGCCACTGGTAGGTGTTTTTATTGCAACGCAGAGCTGCCTGATACTCGCCGCTGGTGTGATAAGTGGTGTCAAGAAGATTGGACGCTTGAAATAGAGTCACAACGGCGGCATCGTGGACGCCATTAATCTCTACTAATTTATAACAAGATTAGTAGAAAACTGTTATACTTCATCCGTTCATTGCCTCTCTCCTGGTGTAATGATTAGGCCTCCGTCATGGAGGCCTTTTTTTACCTAAGCGACAGGCACTTATCACGATATTCAATATCGCGCTCTGACTGGCAACCAGTACAAGCAGGGTCTGTATCCCATAGCGCAAAGCTACGACACTTGGTTGTGTTAGCGTGTGGTATGTACACGATGTCTATGCTGAACGTGCCGTTGCCACGATACCTACGGGTTAGTGCGTAGTATCCACTAGACTTCTTTGGATTGCGTGAGCTATTACACCCGTAACGAAAGTCTGATCCGACCTTTACCTTTTCGTGGACTACATCATAATCCTCATCAGCTGGCACTTTTCTTCCCTTCGTTAAAAGCCTTCTGGACCATGCGGCGAAGCGCTGTTAGCTGCTTCATGTTCAGTTCTATAAGCTCAAGTGGTAGCTTAATCTTTACCCAGTATTGTGCTGAGTTCATTTGTTCTTCTCCTTAAATGCGGATACTTTTGGTTTTCGCATCATATAATTTGGGTGACAGCGCTCGACTATCACCCGTTGTTGTTTTAACGCCAAGTTTTTTGCGCTATCCAATGTTGCACACGTTGAATTCGCCACGCCGCCCATTCAGGAACCTTGAACAATTCCTTGCCGCTTGGTGTAACTAACGTGTTGTCGCTTTTAACGCCCATCAAACCAATAAACTTCATTTTACTTCTCCTATTAAATTTACTGCTGGTTGTAATGCGAAATCAATTTGGTTCATTATGTACCCACACCTCTGCTCCGGTTTCTGGGTCTTTGTAACTGCACTTTGGGCAACACCAACAAGGTGAACCGTCTGTTGTGTGCTCTCTTGTTACCGGCTCTTGCTTCACAGGCTCGGCTAATGCCTCACGGATGGCGGCTTTGTCGATTACTACCTTTCCCTTCTTCCAGGCAGTAAACATTTCGCTGGTAATCGGCCCAGCGTGTTGAGCAGAGACCATCTCACGTAAAGCTTCTAGCGCATTAGTATCGGCTATCACTTTGCCGGCGTCGGCAATATGATCGGCTAATGCCTCACGGATGACGGCTACCATGTGGTTTGCGCGTGACTTAGCCCATCGTTCAAACTCTTCTGGCGTTGCGAGCTCTTCCCATGTTTTCCAGTTCGCTGCGACAATAGCTTCTGCCGTTTCAAGCGCCAGCTTCAATGCTTCGGTTGTTTTGTTCACTTGTTTATCAGTCATTTCATACCCTTTCCAATCTCTGCTGCTGCTCTCACAATCGCACGGCGGGTTGCTGCATATGGGTCATCGTTGTGCCATTCAAACAACTGGCGGTAAATATGCCCCGCACATGTAACCAATACGGCATCGTCACACATGCCAATATGCATCCCAAACTTCACCGCCAGACGCAGCGCATCACCGTCATCGACAAGTGGGTTCCAAACATATTTGTCGCCATCAAACCAAGGCGTTCCATTGTCATCAAACCAGATTTCAATAGCCGCCGCATTCGCAGCCTGTTCTAATAGTTCTTTATCAGTCACTTGTTCTTCTCCTTAAATGCGGCGATGACTGCACGGAACAATCCAATCCATCCGTTTTGAGTATTGCCAATCCACAGGTTATTCAACTCTGCGTCTGTAAGATCAACCCATTCTCGTTCTGCTCGGACAAGGGCGGCGTATAGGTGGTGCTTCCCAACTGGGAGGCAGCTGATACCGTAGAACTCGTAACCTTCTTCTTTAGCGTCAACCCACGCCACCGGCTCCTGCTTTGGTGCGGATACTGAGGCGGCGTAATCAGCCCTAATGTATGGAATGTCGGTATCGTGAATCTGGTCGGTACACCATGTCGTGT